CCGAGATCACGTCACGGGAACCGAAGGCGCTGGCATCCAACAGACCGCTCTGGGACAGGAGGCTGTCGTAGAGGGTGGTGTTGAGGATGAGGGCGCGGTCGGTCAACGGGGCTTTCTCGTCGGAGAGAGCCTTCCTCAAACTGCGAGCGTTTGTAATCGTGAAGGCGCTGAGATTGGTGAGCGTGGCGCTATACTGCGCGGCGCTGCCAGCCGTGGTCACGAAGAGGTTGTAGAACGAGGTCAAAACGCTCTGAGCGAGGGCGCGGCCCTGCTGAGTTGCGAATTTGGTGATCTCCGCAGCCGAGGATTTGGAATACTCGGTGTCGGACAGTGAAACGGTGACGATGCGGTGGGTGTCCACGTTGATCGTGACCTTGTTCATCGTGCCGCCGTCTGCCTCGTATGAGTCAGCGAAGGTGGTCGCGGTGAGGTTGGCGATGAGCGGAACCTCGACGGACGCGCCACGACGCACAACTTCGTTGGAATACGAGGTCGTGAAGATCGAGAGCGGCTCGAGGTCAGCGGTGAAAGACTCAAGCGCGGCTTGCGCGATGAGCTTGTCGTTTAGGGCTGAGTTGATGGTTGCCATAAGATTAGTAGACGGAGGCCATGATCTCCCGCTTGTTGTTGCGGTAGTATTCGACGGCTTCGGCGCCAGAAAGATTGTTGAAGATTTGGGCGGGCGTCAGTTCCTGCTCGGCAGGCTGCATAACCACGGGCTCAAGGCCAACAGAAGCGACGATTGCCGCAGCTTGTTCGCCAGCACTTTTGGAGGCCGCGAGCAGCGCGGTGATCTCCTCGTCCTTGCTGGCCGACTCGGCGGTCAGGCGCTCGACTTCGGCTTTGAGGGTTTCAAGTTCCTTGGCGATGTCCTCGCTGGCTTGCGCCTGCGCGGCTTCGGCTTCGACTTTGGCGGCGAGGTCGGCCTGGAGGGCGTCAACTTTGGCCTGGAGTTCGGCGTTCATGTTATCTTCCGAGGAAGTGTCAACTGCTCCGTCTGCGACGGGGGCTTCGACAATGGGCTCCGCGACAACTTCGGCGGGAGCAGCTTCTTCGGCTTTGATGGTTTTGGTCGTTTTGCGGGCCATAGAGTTTTGGAAAGTGTCAAAGCGCGCACGGGCGGCTTCGGGTGTGATGGAGGCGGCGGCTTCGATGCCGTCTTCGATGGCGTCGGCAAAACCGAGGGCCACGGCTTCGGTGGCATCGAGCCACGTTTCGTCATCCATCATTTGCGCGACTTGCTCGGCTTCCATCCCGGTCTTGCGGACGTATGCGTTGACCAGTGTGGCTTTGAGCTTGTCGAGGATGTCGGCTTCTTTGCGGAGTTCGTCGGCATCGCCCATCGTCATGCCCCACGGGTTGTGGATCATCACGAGCGCGTTGTCGGCGATGAGGGTCTCGTCGCCAGCCATAGCGATGACCGAGGCCATCGAGGCCGCAAGTGCATCAATGTGAACGACTAAGCCGCCTTTGTGCCGACGAAGTGCGTTGTAGATTGCGGCTCCTTCGACAACTGATCCGCCAACAGAATTGATGCGGAGGTGAACACGCTGGCCGGAAAGTTTTTTGAGTTCGGCAAGAAAGGATTTTGCGGTGACGCCACCAAAACCGATCTCATCATAAATGGACACTTCGGCTTCGCCGTCTGCGGTCTGTTGAATTGCATACCAATGGCGACTCATTGCGCTTGCTGCGGTGTCAATGCGCTGCCGTTGTTTATCGGCGGTGCAGGGTTGGGATTGAAAGTGGCGATGCTGTCGGCGCTGATGCCAAACTCGGCGGACAAGTCGGCGAGATACTTGGCCTCGACGGCGCGCTGGCGGAGTTGGTCTTTCCACTCAAGGCCGCGCTCGCTGTAATCTTCCGAGTAAGTGCGGAGGCCCGCGCGGACATCGTTGAGGTTGGCTTGCGCTTCCCGTCCGTAGTCCACAGACGCTGCCGCCGGGCGCTGCCATTCGACGCGCCACCAATTTTCGTTCTGCGGAATGAGGCCGCGCTGCATACCGAGCGTGATGACGTGCGCCCAGACGCGGGAGCAGAGGCGGTCGATGAGCAGGGCTTGGCGCTGCTCAAAGGTGCGCTGGGCGCGGACAAGAACAGCGCGCAGGGCCGCGCCACCCGCATCGGCAGGACGTGCGGCAAATTCCCACGGGACGCCGATGTTGAGGCAGACTTCTCTCAAGAGAAGGTCGCAGAAGTCGCGGAAGTTTTGTGTCGGGCGATTCGATGTCCAAGAGATCAAGTCTTCGCCCATGCCGAGGCGCGGGATGGCGCCGCCTGCGTTGCCGAGGGATTCGACGGTGACTTCGCTGTTGTCTTGGGCGTTGACGCTGGCGGTGGATTCGCCGAAGAAGTCGGCCCCCTGCGGGTTGCTCGACTTGATGGCGAGGGCGATGTAGGAGGAAATTTTGAGCGCCATCTTCTCAAACGAGATGGCGTCCGACACATCGCGGAGGTGGTTGATGGACGGGGCGAGCGGCGTGACGTAGCGGAGCTCGTCGCCCTGGCTGGCCTCGCCAACGTGGATGAGTTGCTGCGCCGGGATGTCCTCAAAACGCTGCGCGGGGTCAACGCCATCGCCGACCAGATGGCGGTAGAAGATCGGGCGTAGCTGCGGATTGACCACCACGCCGTCGATGATGTTCTGCGCGCTTTCGCGGGCGGTCGGGTTGCTCGGCTCGTAGATCGAGGAGCGGGCATCGCCGATGCGGTGGGCAAGGATGAGTTGCAACGCGGGATACCCAGTCGATTGCGCGGTGGCGCGGAAGAAAACCTCGCCGTCGCGGTCGATGGCGACCGAGGCAATGCGCTGCATCTCGCGCCAAGTGTATCGGCCTTGGATGTCGGCAACCCGGCTCCATTGCTCAAAGAAAGTTTCGGCGGCATTGTCCCATGCTTCATCGCCGCTTCGGGCCTGCGGGCGGATGCCTGTGCCTGTGGCGTATCGGGCCTTCTCGCAAATCAGCCCACGGACAAAGGGCATATTGTTATACACCCAGCGGGAGAGTTTCATTAGGCGCTCGCGGTCGGCGCCGGATACGTCGATGTGACTGTCGGTCGCTGTGGCGTTGTAAGGGAATCGACGCTGAATCGAAGGCCGCGCGGCATCGTAGCTTTGCGCCTTCGGGCTGAAGGCTTTGGTCACAAGTTTCCAGCGGTCGGCGAGTTTCATCAGTGCAGCGGGTAGTTGAAGGCCGCGATGGCGGTCTTGCTGGTCTTCCTTGTCAGCCAGAGTTCCAAGTTGGCGGCGCTGAGATCCTTAATCTCTTTCCAGCAATAGAACGCCAGATCCGCAACGGTGCCTGCGGTCTGGTCTGGGGGGAGCGAATAGGAGTAGCTCTTGCCCCCCATGCTGGCGCTGACGAGGACGCGCCCGCCCTCTTTGGCGACGGTGAAGTTGTTGGAGGCGATAGCCTCAAGGGCCGCGACTGTCTTTGTCGCGTCTTTGTTGTTTGCTACCCAGACTGAGAAAACAAAGGAGCGCGGAGACATTGCTCACGCGCGGCGGTGTCAATCGGCGGGCTCGTCCAGCTTCGGCTTGATGATGTTCCCGTATTCAGCCAGCGCCAGAATCATCAGTTCGCAATCGAGCATATGGTCGGGCCGACGCCCGACTTGCTTCCAGATGTAGTTCTCCCGCCCCGTAAGCGGGGAGCGTTTGACCACTTTGCGGTGCGCGTCGAGGTGCGCCTTGTATTCCTCGGAGGCATCAGCGGCCACCGTCCACGCCGGGCCTTTGCCGCCGCGTAGCCATTCAAGCACATCCTGCGCGGCGGGCGACGAGAACAGCATGAGGAAGTATCCGCGCCGATACGGCTTGAGGACGCTGATGGCCTTGCGGAGCGTCTTGCCAAACTTCACGCCGTAGCCGTCTGCGCGGTCTTCGCCCTTGGCCGGGATGTAGCGATTGCGGAGGCAGACATCCAGCACCTCGTCGGTGCGGAAGCCTGAGTCCACCACCACGAGCTTTGCCATCGTTCCGCCGATGTTGCGTTGCTGGTCAAGGCCGAGTTCCTGCACTTTAAACTCCAGATCCGCCCAGGTGGTGAGTCGGCCTTCGTCCACGAGCTTGCTGCTGCCGTCTTTGGCGAAAGCGCGACAGGCGAAGTAGAAGCAATCTTGCTGAACGTCCACGGCCATGATGCGGGCGGTGCCTTCTTCGGGTTCGGCGCGGAGGTTGTATTCGCCCACGGTTAGCGGGCGGCTCTCGTCGGTCATGGCGTCTTCCCACGGCTCGGCGAGGATGCTGTTCACAAAATCTTGCAGTCCCATGAGCGAGGACTTGTCTTGAAGGAATTTGACGGCCAGCGCGCCGAAGCTGCGACGAACCGAGTAAAGCGCGGACAAGTGGTAGCTGCGATGGCCCGGCAATGCGTTGGCGTTCTCCGCGCGCCATTCCCCTCCCCGCAGCATCTTGGTCTTGAGCGCGTCTGTGATGTGGCCGTTGCAATGCGGGCACTCAAGGCGGGCGGTTTCGCGGACGCGCTTCAGATCCCATTGGTTTTGGTCAATGCGGGCGTCATCGTCCCATTTCATCATCGGCCACGAAAGCAGGGTCATCTCGCCGCAATGCGGGCACGGCAACCAGAAGCGGCGTTGGTCGCCTTCCAGCCATGCCTTCCAGATTGAGCCCTCTTGAGTCGTGGGGGTGCTGGTCATCACGATGAGGTGCATCGGAAAGGACGCGACACGCTGGACGGCAAGCTGCACGGCGGCGGCTTCTTGCTTGGTTTTGGTTTTGTATTTATCCACCTCGTCCAAGCAGAGGAGCGAGATGGAGCGGCCCGCGAGGTTGCCGGGGCTGTTGCTGCCGATGAACCAGAGATGCATCCGCGCAAATGCTTGGTCGAGGTTCTTGAACTTGTCTTTGTTGCGCGGAAGTTGAGCGCGCAAAACCTCGTTGTCGTCGATCATTACTTGCCAGCGCGACTCGCTGAAGCTCTGCGCGTTGGTCTGAGTATCCAGAACCCAAAGCGCGGGAGCCGGGGCGCGGACGAGGCGGTAGGCCATGCCGACTTGGATCGCTGTGCTTTTCGCCACTTGGGCGCCGCAGAGCAATGCCATCGAGCGGACGCCAGACGCCGGGTGGAAAGCGTCCAACCATTCTCTCATGTATGGGTAGCTTCGGACGCGGAACGGCCCCGGCGACGAGGTGAAGCGGGACGAGAAAGACAAGTTGGCCTCGGCCCACTCGGTCACGCTTTGGCGCGGATGCGGCACCCACTGGGCTCGCCACATCGCCAGCGCCTTCTCGCGGCTATCGGGTATCCACTCGCAGCGCATTGCCTGTGTTGCTCAAGGTGGAGAAGACTTGCTCCAAGTAGTCGGCCACGGCATCGCGGGCCAATTCGGGGTCGTGAGGGTTTGCGGCCATTGCGATGGCGCCGGGCATGGCTTCAAGTAGCGCGCGGAGTTTGCCGACTTCTTCGGCGATGACGGTTTGCACTTGGTCGCGGTGCATGAGGTTTTGCGACTCTTGCTCGGAGCGCACGAGGTCGCGCTTGCGGATCTCGTGGGCCTCTTCCGCGTCCTTCACCGTGCGGCTGGCGGCGCTGCGTTCTTGAATCGTGCTGGCCCGCTCAAAGTCATTGACCGCGATGCGGCGGAGTTTGTCGGTGACGGCGAGATCGTCGGGCAGTTCGGGCAGGGCGGAGAGGCCGATGGGCTCCGGGGTCGGAGTTGGCCCGGCGC